ATGTATTTTCTAAAGTCAAAACTTTTTTGCCATGTAACTACTCTTATATTGAGCATCTTACATAATTTTATAGCTTGTTTACAATCAAGAATACCCCAAAACTCAAAAGCAAGATTATCATATGCAATTCGCTCTTGTACATTTTTCCAAATGTTGAATTCTTTTTCAGTACACCAGTTCTTGTAGTCTATAGGTTGTGTTATACCTCGCATGTAATCCCATATAGATGATGAGTTTTCGTATATTTCATCACTGATATTATTCAAATCGTATTGTTGTGATTTTACGTTCAACATGGAACGATTGTTTACTAACTCCATTAATAATATATCAATATCAAATCTATCTTTTAAATATACAATCTTATTTAGGTAAAGTTCACTACCTTTACCAGAAGATGCTGAATTATAAAACTCTGTATTAGGAACGTATTTTTTAAGCCATGTTTCAAATGGTAATGCTAAATTGTTTTCACCTGTTTTTGGATTATGATGACATCCTACAGAGTAACTTGATCCTACTACGCCTATCTTACACATACTAAAACTCAAATAAACTTTGAAATTGTTCTGATGCATCTGCATCACTCAAATCCCATTTGAGAACACCAATAAGATTGTCTAGTTTCTTATCAATAATTGTATTCTCCATTAGTTCATGGTCAAAAGGAAGTTCTTGAAACCATTCTGGAATTCTATTTTCATCAATCGGATATGCAACACTTGTCATTTTCAATGCATTAGGTCTGAGTTTACATACAATAGTTTTCATACCATCTACAATCTCAATAGAATACTTGTCACCATTTAGTTCACGTAAAGTATTCCAATTTAAGGCCGCACTAACATGACCTGGCAAGTGTACTTTATCTTTCTTATTATCTTCGCCTTCTAATTTAAAATCTTTACCTTGTTGCTTTGCAATCTTTTGTATTTTGTTTTTGTACATTGTAAGATTGTTTACACGTTTAGGAGTGCCTTTTTCCCAACCAGGCTTTGCTCTGAATTCTTTCTTAAACTCTTTGACCATTTCAATTACGTCTTTTTCTGTACCGTCTGTTAGAATTTTTATTAGAACATCCATCAAAAAGTTTTGCATATAATCAGGAGTATCACTTCTTTTCAAGTCAAGACCCATAGCTTTAATCTTACCAGGCTTACCATCTACGTCTTTTCTTACACCTTCATCATCATATATTAACATTGCGTATCTTTTCTTCTTGATGAAGATACCCATAGAAGCCGCATTTTCTCTACCAGCTACAATAATTTCTCCTTGCTTACGAGGACAATTAAAGAAGTCTTTCATGAAGTCAGGAAAACTTATATTGACTTGATTTGCTATTTCATCATATAGTTCTACTACTCTTTCTTTTGACCATTCTATTTCACCAGCATCAATCTCTTGTTTGTATACAGGATACATAGAATAATAGATACTATCTGTATCTCCATAGATTACGCCTTTACCTTTATAATCATATGTACCTTCAATAACTTCATTTGTTTTTGCACCCATATGTCTTGTAATACATCTACCTGTTAGAGTTGTACTTTGACCAATACGTTTATCATAGAAACGACAACCAGGATTTAAAATCGCACCATATAGTGAATTCAAGTTAATCTTTTTAACGAGTTGTCTTTTATCCCAAAAAGCAATCTTTTCTTTGTCACCTTCTTCGATAGCTTTCTTTTTGTTTGATTGTAATATCTTTCTTTCAGCATACCAACGTTCTAACAAACTCGGAATAATACCTTGAACGTCTTGTTTAAATACTGTACCATTTGCACTTACAGCCCAATTCAAATCACTTTTAAATATAAGATTGTGTAACTCTGCACCTGTCATGTCTGCTTTGTTACCATCTTCAAGTAATAAATTTATCTTTTCAGTTTTATCTTTTTCGTTTACTAATCTAAATTCTTCTGCACTAAATGTATCTTCCCATGCCTGAGCCGCACCGAAACCTTTACTTCCACCTCTTCTCCCATCAGCAATTCTACCACCAATAAGTTTTTCTGTAAGTGTAGGTTCTAGTTGTGCAACAATAGTTTCAGGACTCATATTCAATGCACGAATAACTGAAGGATAAAGTGAATTGATATCGATACCTGCAACCCATCTTTGTATACCTGTTTTAGGATTTGCCACAAAAGCACCTGCGGCTTTTTGTTTTTCTGCTTCTTCTAAATCTGATTCTGAAGGTTCTGAGTCTTCTTCGTTCCAGTCTTTTGCTTTTCTATCTGGCACAACCATATTTCTACGATGTGCCTCATTGATAATAGCTTGTTCTGTAACTGCAACTGCACCCATAGTTGTTTTGATGTTAACTGTATTATCATGTGCAATCTCATTTGCTAAATCAATGAATTGTAATTTCTTATCTAAGTTACCTAATAGTGCAACGTCTTGTCTGTTATATTCGATAAACTTATAAAAATCTTTATTGTATAATGTATCAAGTGTACCATCATATGCTATCTTCTTTTCACCAAGTTCATAATCACCGATAGCATCAAGTGAATAGGAATGCATTTCATGATATGTATATTTTCTATACAATTCTAGATAGTCAAGATGAATACGACCTGATAAATCATATGTCGTACTTTCTTTACCAAATCTAACTACACGCCTTTCATGAGGAAGTAGATCCCATAAACACAATTTTCTTGTGTGAGATTTACTCATGATACGTGTAATACGTCTAACAGTATATGGAATATCAAAACCTTCTGAGTTCCAACCTGATAATACATCTGCATCTTCAATCAATGCAATGAAATCATTCATCATATCAACTTCATCAAGATATAAAAATGTATCATCAAACTGTCCACAGATACGTTCTGCCTCTGCAAGACCTTCTCCTGATTGCATATGCTTTGGAGGGATAACAAATGTTACAAGTTTATCTAACCATTGTAGATATAATGTAATTGCAGTAATTGGCATAAAAGGATCCTCTGGAGGAGCAAAGCCTTTATCTGCATCAAAGTCTACCTCGATATCAAAGAATGCAACATGAAGTTTAGGAGAATCAACTCCGTTATAATTTTCACTTAAACATCTAACCTCAGGCTTTAAGTCACTTTCGTAAAACTTTTTACCTGAATTAATTCTTCGTTCTTTGTGTAAATCTTTTAGTCTTTTGCATTTGATTTGCCGTACCTTCTCGCCGTGAATACTTGTGTATTCACCACGAGGATCTTTGATATAGAAGGTACGCCATGCTGGAAAGTCGTTATAAACTCTCTTTCCTTTGACACGTTCTACGACTTGAACAATATCTTTTTCTCTGTTGTAAAAGGCGTCAACATAACTCATTAACTGGTTTTTCCTACTGTCGTTAGGATATGTTCGACTTCATCAAACTCATTCCTAGTTTCTGATAACTTAGCCTTGTGTGCAATGCTAATAGCTTTATTTAAGACACTAGGTTTGATGTCCATTTCGTCTGCGATTGATTTAACTGTATCACGTAAACCACCTTTAAGGTCGTCTACTTCTTGAAGTACTTGCATTCCTTCTTCAACTAACTGCGTTAGTTTTGTCTTGTCCTCTGAACTTAGATTGTCTACTGACATGTAATTCACCTCCTTATATTAAAAAAGAGTGCCCTATTTCTAGAACACCCTTTAATAATACATTATGTGACTTACAAAGTCAATAGTTATTTTTGATTTAACTCGTAAATTCTTTGTGCCAGTGCATCAATTTTATCCATATCAGAGTCTTTTAAGTCAGACATTCTCTTTGGATCTGATTTTAACTTGATATTCTTACCACCAACTGTGATACTGTCACCAGCTTTTTTGCCATCTTTAGCCGCTTTATCTAATTCTTTGTAGAATTCATTATATTCTGACATGGCCAGTCTTGCGGATCTTGATACTAAATCTTCTGCATAATCATCTGAATTGAATATTTTCTTCTTACCAAGTTGTCCACCTGTTACTTTGTTTAGTTCATCTTTAGTAAAGTTAGCTAAACCTTTTAGACCTGCCTTTGCCGCACGACCAACTATTCTTGCTCCTGCTTGAGTTTTTGGATCTGATATCGCTTTTCCTACTTTAGAATTTTTGGCTTTATCTATAGTTTGGTCTACTTTATCTTTTGCTTGACCTACTTTATCTTTTACTTTTTTGATACCGCCACTGATAGCACCACTTAAACTAGCACCTTTGCCCGGTGCATCTTTACCATAACTATAAGCATCTGATAAAGGATTTTGAATAGTAATTCTGCCTTCTTTCATAGCACCCATGGCGAAGTCAGCAATCTTTAACATACCTGCTTTTGTCTTTAGCATGTTATCAATTTTTTCTTTGTTAGCATCGTTAACTTTATCATAAACTTGTGTAACAGCCGATGCAGTAAATAAGTCTACTTTCATCTGACCATCATCAAATTTAACAGGCATATTTTGTTTGTCTGCTACAATTTTCTTTAGAGTATCCATTGCACCTTCTTCAATCATTACTGATTCCTCAGTATGTAAATGTGCATCAAC